GGGCGATGAGTGGTGGCAACTACGCGAGAGATGCAAAGCCAGACGCTTCCGGTCGCTGGCCCGCAAACCTGATCCACGACGGCAGCGATGAGGTGCTGGCGGGGTTTCCGGAGACGAAGAGTGGGAAGATGATGCCCACGCGCACGACGGCTGGCGTCGGTGGTCGCAACGCCTACGGCGCGGACGCGGCTGGCGGCTTTACGACGATGGAGACCTACGGCGACTCCGGCTCCGCCGCGCGGTTCTTCTACTGCCCCAAGGCGAGCAAGGCGGATCGGGAGGCGGGGTTGGATGTAGACGCTGGGCCTCGCGGACGCACCATAAAGCCGAGGCACGGAGATCGGTACGTGCCAATGCGCAACCCCCACCCCACCGTCAAGCCCACGGCCCTCATGCAGTACCTCTGCCGCCTAGTCACGCCGCCGGGCGGGACCGTCCTTGACCCGTTCACGGGCAGCGGCAGCACCGGCAAGGCCGCGATGCTGGAGGGGTTCAACTTCATCGGCTTTGAGCGTGAGGCCGAGTACGTCGAGATCGCCCGCCGCCGGATCGCGGAGGCTGCGGCCCGGCCAATGCTGGAGGGCATCAAGTGACGCGCCTGTTTACCCTCGCCACGTCCGAGTTGATCCGCATGGCCCTAGCCGGTGAACTCGGCCCGCGCGAGGTGTGGACCGCCCTGCGCGGGGCGGAGAAGTACCGGCGTGCCGTGGCCGATGGGGACGTGGCGGACCCGGCCACGCAACAGGCCCGCGCGGATAAGTGCTGGGCGTGCCCGTCGAGTACCAGTCGGACCACGGCGGCGAACGCGACGGGCGTGTTCTGTGGCACGCCGTTCCGTGATGGCGTGATGACCTGCGGCTGCCTTGTCTCGGTGCGCATCGAGGGAAAAACCTACGCGGGCGGGAAGACCGTGGTAGCGTCGGAGCAGTGCCCGCAACAGAAATGGTGAACCTGTAAGCAATCGTTACAGGTTGCTTTTGCAAAAGCAAACGAAAGGGGTTGCGATGGACGAGGTGGCAGCGGTCAAGCACGAACGCCAGAAAATCTACGGCCCGCCCCGCGAGAACCACGAAGGCATCGCGGCGGCCTGGACCGCCCTGCTCCAGCCGTGGCATATCGAGATCGCACAGGGCAAGCCACTCCCGCCGCATGTGGTGGCCCTGTGCATGGCGGCCATGAAAATGAACCGGATGCGCCGGGTCTACCACGCCGACAACTTCACGGACATTGCGGCCTATCTGTCGTTCGTAGCGGAGTGGCAGCCGAGCGCGCCACTACCGGCATCGGTCGAGGGCACCACATAAGGGGCAAGGCATGGCGACGAAAACGGAGCGGTTCGTAGTCATCAGCGATACGCACGGTGACCAACTAGACCCGGCAGCGTTCGCGGCGGCCAAGTCATTCGTGGACGAGTTCAAGCCGGACCATCGCATCCACGCCGGGGATGTGTTCGACCTGCGGTGGCTGCGGTCTGCCGCGACCGACGAGGAGAAGTACGACGACGTGATAGCCGACATCGAGGGCGGCCTGTCCCTGCTGGACTGGTACAAGCCCACGGCGGTTGTGTGGGGCAACCACGATGCCCGGCTAGCTCGAGCTGTTGGGGGCGTGCAGGGAGCTACTCGAGCATTGGCCGAGATGTTGGTTGACCAGATCGCCGATGCCCTGCCTGCCGGGTGCGTCACGCACAACTACGACAAGCGGAACGGCGTGTACCAGCTCGCGGACTGGCGGATCATCCACGGCTATTCCTGCGGGGCCACGGCCATCCGCACGGCAGCGGCCACCTACGGCAACGTGATGATGGGCCACCTGCACCGGGTGGAGCGCGTGCAGGTCAACGGCATCGAGGACCGCATCGGCATGTGCATCGGGTGCCTGTGCCGCTTGGACTTGCCCTACAACGCGGCCAGCCTCAACACCCTCCAGCAGCGGCACGGGTTCGCATATGGATTCATCATCAACGGCAGGGCGGTAGTGTTCCAAGCCCAGCCGGTCGGTGGCGTGTGGGTCTTTCCAACAGAGTTCCGAACGATGGGAGCAAGCGATGGCGAAGGGAAAAAGCGTGGTAGGTGAGGACGTTCTGGCGGCGGTGCGTGCGATGGTGGAACGTGGCGCGAGCGATGCCAAGACCTCTAGAGAGTGGGGCGAAGCATGGCAGCTAAAGACAAGGCCAACGCTCGAAGTGATCCGCGCCGCGATGGGAGCCGGGCTGATGGAACATTGCACTGTGATGCGCCGGGTGTTGTCCGGCATCGACAAGCCATCGCCAGCCTACCGGATCGTGCCCAAGCCAGTCCGCAAGCGGTAGGCTTCGACGACGCTTGGCTGGACTGCCTGACCTGTGGCCAGCCGTACGCCGAATGCGAGTGCTACACCGACCTGTAGCGGGCCAGTTCCACCACAATCCGAACGGATTAGGCTTGCGGTCGGTATGGCGCAAGTGGCGTTGTGGCATGGGGTTACGGGCATGTTGAACAAATGTTGTACGAAAACATGGGCAAGGGGTGGCGGGGTGTCGATAGGTGTGGTATATTCATCCTGTCGGTAGTGAACGGGAAACAACGAACGCAAGGGAGCATGAAGATGAACGCGACGATTACCAACCTGCATCAAAACACGATTGACATCCTCCGCGAGCGTGCCGAGGAGATCGACTCCAACATTATGAACAGCGTGGCCGACGACGATCACGAGTTTGCGGATAGCTGGCGTCCGACGCTGGCATCCATCGTGCGAGTGCTGGAAGACCCGCAGGCCGCCACGCTCCGGGCCGAGAAGCTCGCGGCGTGCGAACTCAACTGGGTGCTGGACCGCGACGAGTACGTTACCGCCAGCGGATCGCCAACCACCAAGAGCTGCCGCGTCACGGCGGATCTGTGCCGGGCTGGGTTCCATGACAAGTTCTACCCGGATGCGTTCTACAGCCACAAGCCCCGCACGATGCTGGTCGATGGCGTCCGGTACTGCGTCTGACCTCCCCCCGCCCGCCCCGTAACCGGGCCGGGCCGGTTTGTCCGCAACGTCCGCACCACGAACCACGAAGGGAACCCAGCAATGGAAACGAATCTGACCCAAGAGTACCTTGACCGCATCACTAGGTCCGTCGGCGGCACCGTCGCCAAGCCAGCCCAGCCCAACGTCAGGTCAGACGCGGCCAGCATCAACGAGGCGGCTACCGCGGTGGCCGGGGCCGGGCCGCGCGACTGGCGCAACCAGTGCAAGCTGCGGAGGGATTCACGCGGGTTTGACCTGTGGGAGATGGTCAGCCCCAGCGGGCAGTATTGGCTGGACAGCAGCGGCCAGTGGTTTCACCTTCCGAAAGAAGCCGTCGTGACCGGCAACTTTGCAACCCCGACCGGCGCACGCATGGCCCTGCGGCTGGCCGACACACCGCCGGACGTGACCAGCCCGGCACCGGCCAAGCCCACGTACGCACCAGCGGATGCCGAGCAGCCCGAACCGTTCTGCGAGGCGACGGGGCCGATGCCCCAAGCCTTTACGACCATCAAGCCCAAGTCCGTTGACAGCATCGAGAAGCTCATCGACCGGCTGGCCAAGGTCAACGGGGCCATCACGGTCAACCACGCCATGAACTACCGCGTCACGGGCCAAGTCGAAAAGGCCGAGCCGCGCACGCATGACGAGCCAGGTTATCCCGAACACTTCGCCCTTCACCACGTCTATCTCCCGGAAGAGTTGACGCGGGACATCCTCGCGTCTATGAGTTCCGACCTGACCAGCAAGCTCGACAAGGGCACGCTGCGAACGGTGCTGGAGTCGGCGGCCCGTGCCCTGCTGCTGACCGGCTCGCTGGACGAGGCGGATCTGCTGGGGCTGGCCGTGGCGGTTGAGGACAAGCTCGACATCGGGAAGTGACTGCCCCCACGCGAGGGCCTGCACGGAAGCGGGCCTGAGCGTAGACACAGTCATCGGTTGCGTGCGAGTGGCCGACGCACAGACCGCAGCACACACAGGCCAAGGGAGTTTCATAGTGGCACTTCGAGGATCAATCCCCAAGCCCGAGGACAAGCGGCTCAAAGCCATGTTCTTCGGCGCGGCAGGTGTGGGCAAGACCACAGCCGCGATCCAGTTCCCCGCACCGTACCTCATCGACACGGAACGCGGGGCCGAAAACGATCAGTACGTCAAGATGCTGGCAGACCGGGGCGGTGCCTTGTTCCAGACCAGCGACTTCGACGAGATGCTGGCCGAGATCCGTTCGCTGATGACCGAGAAGCACAACTACCGCACGCTCATCATTGACCCGATCACCGTGGTCTATTCGGACTTGGTAGACAAGGCGGCAGCAGAGATCCGGGCACGGTCCAAGGAACCGGGCGCAACGGGCCAAGAGTTCGGGCGGCACATCGGCTTGGCCGATACCCGGATGCGCCACCTTCTCAATCTGTGCTACCGGCTGGACATGAACGTGATCGTGACGGCCCACAGCAAGGCGGTCTACGGCGATGGCATGGCGAAGTTGGCCGATACTTTCGACGGCTACAAGAAGCTCGACTACGTGTTCGATCTGGTGTTCGAGATCACCAAGCGCGGCACGGAGCGGGTGGGCAAGGTGCGTAAGAGCCGCGTCCAGAACTTCACGGAGAACGATGTGTTCCCGTGGTCCTATGACGAGGTGGCCGAGCGGTACGGCCGCGCCACGTTGGAGCGTGTGGCCGAGGTGGTTGAACTGGCAAGCCCGACCCAGGTTGAGGAACTGGCGCGGCTGGTCGAGGCGATGAAGATTGAACCGGAAACCGTGGACAAGTGGCTCACGAAGGCGAACGCCGAGAGCCTGTCCGACATGCCCGCAAAGAGCATCGAGGCGTGCATCAAGTGGTGCCGCGCGAAGATTGAGAAGGTGAGCTAATGCAGTACGATCCCAAGGACGCGAGTAGTGCAATCCCCGCCGGTGTCTACGAGGCGACGGTGACGAACATCGTCGAGCGGAAGGAAGACGGTTCGGACATGAAGGACAAGAACGGCTACGACATGATGCGGGTGTCGTTCGATGTGTACGTGGGCGACGCGACCCGCAAGCTTTCCCAATACTTCTCGGCTGGTCCGTCTGCCCTGTGGCGGGTGAAAAAGATGGCCGAGGCGGTTGGGCTGGGCGAGAAGTTCAAGGCCGGCAAGCTGGTGCCCGGCGACTTCCTCGACAAGAACCTGCGGCTCACGCTGGCCGTCAAGGACGATCCGAAGTACGGCGAGCAGAACGAGATCAAGGTGTTTGAACCGACGGCGGTTGGTGCGCGGCCCGCGAACGCTGGCGGCCTCATCAAGCGGGTGTCGGAGATGCAGCGCAAGCCGGTGATCGACGATGAATCCGTGCCGTTCTGACCTGTCACACTTCACTCCGTCGCGTTCGGAACCCGGCGCGGCGGGGTTTGACTGAGCATCTTCAACCGCAGCAGGCCGTCGGGTAGTAACGGCTGCACGCAGGTCCAAGCATCCCTGCATCGCGTCCGGCTCCGAGAGGGGCCGGGCGGGATTGAACTACGCCGCACCGTCCCGTGGCTGAGTAGGTTGCGGGACGGGTTGTGGGGGGTTGTACCTAATCTGTAGAAGTGTCGCACAAGTTAGTGAAAACAAACAGAGAATGCGTACACTTACCTATATGGAAACCACCCTCACCAAAACGTGCCGAGTTTGCCACAAGACCAAGGGGCTGGATTGTTTTTACCCCCACCCAACCGCGAGAGATGGCCTTCTAGGGAAGTGTGCTGCGTGTGCTACAGCCTACGCGAAAGAGCGGTACATGAAGGATCTGGCAGCATCACGGGAGAGGTCTAGGCAACAGTACCTCAAGCGAAAGGCCGCGCGTGCTGCTTACTACCTGGCGACCAAGGAACTCAACGCAAAGAAGGCGGCGGCTCGTCTGGAAGTGACGAAGGCTTTGTATCGCGGCGACCTGATCCGACAGCCGTGCGAGGTCTGCGGTAACCCAAAGACCGACGCGCACCATCCCAACTACGACGAGCCGTTGCGGGTCGATTGGCTTTGCCGACTCCATCACGCTGCGAGGCACGTAGCCGCGAAGCTGGAGGCCAAGGAGGGGGGGCTGAGGTATGGCCGGTGATTGGATCAAAATCCGAACAGAACTCATCAACGACCTTGACGTGATGGACATTTGCGAGGCTACCACGCTGGACGAGTACGAGGTCGTTGGCCGTCTGGTCAAGCTCTGGGGCTGGGCGAACCACAACACAACGGACGGGTACCTGCGCAAGATGACACCGGCCCGGCTGGACAAGTTCGTGAATCACATCGGGTTTTCAAGTGCTTTGCTTGAAGCCGGTTGGCTTGTCGAGTCCAAGGATGGGATGACCATTCCCAACTGGCAGAAGCACAACGGAAGCGGGGCCAAGGTCAGGGCGGAA